CAGGGTCACGTAATGATTCTGTAAATGCATGCCATCCCCATATATCTGCTTTTCTTTCTATTAAATAATTAGTAACAGAAGGGTCTGTCATAGAAGCTACAAAAAATTTAGTGCTTGGGTCTATGTTTTTAAATAAATCTTTTCTTACTACACCATGTGTACTTGTACCTGTAATAGGTCTAGGGTCTAATACAACACATGCCCAAGGTTTAATATTATGTTCTAATAGTTTAGGATAAGAATGTTTAACAGCTACTATCTTTGCTGTAGGATTAGCCTTAATTAATGCATGTAACTCTGCATAATCTGTATAAGGTCCACCTGATACTATAATACATTTTGTATCATGCATAGGAAACTTACCTAACCATCTATCTATTAGTTTAAAATTAGTTTTAATATTAGTTCTTATATAATCTTTAGGTACACAATCTCTAGGATTTACCTTGATAGGTACACTAAATAAATGTCTAGGTGGAGATGGTAATTTACTATCATTTACTATTAATAATAAGTGTGTATTACCACCATCTCTAACTTTATCTTCACTAGGTATAATATTATTCTTAATAGTTTTAGATAGATTATCTTTTACTTTATTTGTTCCACAATATTCTGGCTTAACTGTGTTACCATCTTTATCTTTAGAGAAGTAATTATCTAATACAACAACAGGTATATGTTTTAAACAATCATAGTCACTTTGTTTTGTAGCTATACTATCACCACCACCTATAAAAGCATAGTCAATATCTGGTAAAAACTCAAATAGATTAGAAGCTTTTAATGTCTCTCTTGTATTACCTTTAGTTAAAACAAAATTAAATGTTTTATTTTTTTCTTTCATTTTAAATTTAAACTCATCTAATCTTTTTTGAACAGCTTCTAAAGTGTTATGTGCTTTAACATTAAATTCTTCTTTATCTGTTTCTATTGTTGCATCTTCAAACAAATCAAAACCATAATATGTAACTTTATCTGTATTTTCAAAAGCAGCTAATGCCATCTCAATAGCACGACCACCATTCCATGTACCTGTTTCTAATATAGTTTTAGGTTTAAAATGTCTTATAAGTTCTGCATTTCTTTCGTATCTTGCAGGTCTAATATCTTGTGATACTTTATCTTTTGATAATTCAAATACACGATTACCCTTAGAATCTCTAAGTGGTAATATATTAGAACTAGATGCTCCTGCCATATGTATTACATAACTAGGTATAATATCTCTGGCATCTTTTATTTTTAAACCATGAGCTTTATATATATTTAAAAGTCTTTCAAGAATAAAACTATCTGTCCATTCTCTATATTGTATAACTTCACCATTCATATAGGTTCTTCTTAAATCCCATAGCAAATCTAGTGGTGGTTTTTTATTTAAATTAAAAGCAATAAAAGAATGATTACCTGTATGTACTATATCTACATTATCAGTTAATATCTTTTCTAAATCTTTTTGTGTTAATCTTTTAGTAGCATATGAATCAACATCAATCCATATTAACCAACCTGGTTCTTTATCTTTTTCTGCTAATGTAAAAGCATGGTCAGTTAAAGCAAACATTTTATGTGACCATTTAATAGCATCAAGTTTATCATTGTAAGGTATCTGTCCATCTTCTGTACCATTATGAACAGCATTTTCTTCTACAAATCTTTTATACTTTCTATGTTCTTCAAGATTTGTATAATCAATATGTTTTTCTAATGAATATTTATCAGCAGGAAAATTATGATAATAAGCTTTTACTTTTAAAGTAGGTTCCCAGTTTTCATAAACAGATTTAAATAGTAAAGCACCAAACTTATTGTATAAGTCTTCATTAAAACATGTAACAAAATTTATTTTCATATCATGTAATCCTTATTAACATCTAATATACCTTGCATTTGTAGCCATTGTGCATCATTGCTCCACTCTATAGCATACTTATTATCTATATCTCTTTTTGAACCCCACTCTTTAAACCAAGGACCTCCAGTAGTAAAGTGAACATTCTTTGCATCAATATCAGAAGATGAATGATTATCTAACCAATTCCATTCTTCTGGTATTGTTCCTATATCTGCTTCTTTATCTGGTAACCATTGAAATGTATGCAACCATCTACCTGATTTAGTATTAACTTCTTGTGGTGTAAGTTTTTGATTTACCTCATGACCACAATTAAACATAATTAAACTAGACCAATTCTTTCTAGGATAAACATGTTGTTCTTTACCATCCATTTTCTTTTTATCTTTAGGTTCATATTTATGTTTAACTACATGTATAGGATAATAATTATTATCACACATTTTAAATAATTCTGTTATATCTGCTCTTACATACATATCAGAATCCATATACAAAGCTAATCCTTCATACATATTTAATGCAGGTATTAGGAATCTACTAAAACTAAACTGTGTAGAGAAAGGTTTACCATCTATTTCATCATAATCTTGACCACCTATGCTATTATGTTTTCTAGTATATATACCTATCTTTGTAAGTATATCTCTTCTTAAAGGTATAACTCTAACAGGTTTAGTGGATATTCTCTCTAATGAAAATTTTAATACCTCATAAGCAGTATGTTCTTTAGGGTCATACCCTACATAAACTGTGTTTACCATTTGATTCTTTAATAGTACATGCATTACTTTATCCTTAAAATTTATATTCGTGGTCAATAAACCAAGTACCTGCTTCTATACCTGTACCTGTTCTTTTTCTTTCATAAGCAAACTTTAATTTACTTTGATAAAACTTTTTAGTAGCATAAGCTCTAAACTTTGAACCATCATGTTCATTATCTAAATCATGATAGTATCTATATCCTAACGAATCAAAAGCATATACGTTAGTAAAAAATATATTTTGTAACCATAATAATGTTAGCACAACAAATAACTTATTCATATCTTCTCCAAAAAAAATAGGGAGTATATTTCAACTCCCTATATAACTTAATTAATTTCAATCTTCTTAGGTTTTTGTTCTTCAGGTATAATCTGCTTGAGAGTAATTCTCAATATACCTTCGCTGAATGTAACGTCTTCAACGTTTAACGTGTCTGCTAGAACAAAGTCCCTAGTAAAAGACCTCTTAGCAATACCCTTATGCAAGTATTCATTTTCTTCTGCTCTTGCATAATCACCTTCTATAGTTAAATGATTTTCTTTAACAACAATATTCAAATCATCTTTCTTAAATCCTGACAAAGCAAACTCTATAACAAAAGTTTCTTCATCTTTTTTTATAATATCATAAGGTGGATAGTTTGTATCTGTCCCTCTTATGTTGTTCATCACATCAAACAATCTATCAAAGCCAATAGCTTGTCTTGAAAATGTATCTACTTCAAACATATATTTATCTCCTTATTAAGCAAGTTAAAAAAAGAGTCCATTTCTGGCACTCATTTATGTAATTATACATTATAAACATATGAAAGTCAAGAACTTTTTATATATTTAGTAAACCAAAGGTGTTTAATATAGCCATAACCATTACGTAGATGCACCAAGCACCTACGCAAATAGCCATAAAATTAACTATATATCCACCAATTCGCATGAACCACTTTTGCATGCTAACTCCTGTGAACCTCTTGTATTATCTTCTGTTTCATAATCTTGTAACTTATTCCAATCAATATCCTTTGGCATTTTAGATTGTAAATCATTGTATTGTACCTCATCTATATCTTGATAAGGTGCTTGCTGATATGTATGGTCTGAGAAAGGTAAGAATGATATACCAGATAGTGTATCAAAATTATCCCAACACCAGTTACCTACATTAATCCATTCATGTTCTTTAACAGATATAGTTACTGATGGTTTATGTTCACACCAATGCTGTGCGTAACACTTCCATATTTCTAACTGTTCAATAGCAGTCATAGTATATCTAAAGATAGCACTAGGGTCTGCTTTCATAGGAAAAGAAAAGACAGAATTGTTAGGTTGCATTACATCATCTTCACAAGGTATACCCTGGTCTGCCATAAACTGTGTTAATGGGTCTTTCTTATCTCCTCTTACTGTTCTAATGTAATATGGATTGTGTCTAGCATGTATGCCACTAGCAGAATCAACTAATTGACTAACTGTACCAGAAGGTTTAACACAAGTAATAGCTGTTGACTGTGGTATGCCTAACTTCTTTGACCATTCTTCATTTGTCATTACAGCTTTATGTCGCATCTTGCTTAACACATCTGGTAATTGAGTTCTCATTCTAGATAATAAGCTATTGTCCATAATACCTGTAAGAGATACACCTAATAATCTTTCTTCTTCTGTATTTGTTTGCCATCTCTTACGTAGATAACCAAAGTTTGTAAGTGTAGCTTGTATTGTCCCTAATATAGTAGCTACTTCTATTTTATCGTGTAATGTTTCTTCTGTATCTGTAGGTCTTACAACTACCTCTGTAAGGTTACAAAATTGATTAGGTCTTAATATAATTTCACTACAAGGGTTAGTACCAAAGTCCCAATCAGCATTACGTCTACCATTCTCTCTAGCTTTTTCTTGAGCAGACTTTCTGTTAAAGATACCACGTTCACCAGATTTACTTTCATATAATGCCAACCATTCTTTCATGAAGATACCTGCATCTGGTTTTTCTGTGTATGCTACAGAGTTATTAGCTAATGCTCTTTCAGGATTTGTTTCCCACCATGCACCAGACTTGGCAACTCTTAATCTCTGGTCTGATAAATTAGACAGGGATATAAGAGCTGACCTACGTACTCCTCCTACTACTACAACCTCACCTGTCTTACAAACTATATCATGGCACTCCATAGAAGATAACTTTCTACCTCTAGCATTTTTAAACTTATCAATAGTAAAATCAAATAGATTTACCAAAGGTTGAGGACCACTAGCTCTACCACCAAATGTTTTTAGTCTAGCACCTGCAGGTCTAACCTTGCTTATATTTATTTTAGGTATTCTACAAGTATATAAGTAAGATATTAAATCTTTAAATGCTCTTGCCCAACCTTCTTTTGAATCATTAACAGAAACAACATCATCTGTTTTTTCAAACTCTCTATCTGGTATAGTAGGTAACTTATCTATGTATTGTCTTTCAACAGAAAAACCTACACCTGTACCATTCATAAGTATATATAATACTTCATCAAATGCTTTTGGATTATCAATAGGTATGTAAGAACAATTATATCCTGCTATGTTTTCTCTTTCTAATGCAGGACCTGCAGTCATCAATGCTCTCATAGAAGGCATAACAGATAGATTAATAATATTATCTTCTATTCTTCTCCATATCTCACTATCTATTTCAACATCTAAGTTTTTCTTTAAATGTATTTGAAAAAAGTTAGTTAATCTTGTAACTGTTTCTATCCATGTTTCTCTTCTACCCTCATCAGGTAACCAACGTGCATATCTAGATGCATGAATAAACGTCTGATATTCTGTTGGTAAATAGTTATTCCCTGCCATAATCTTTCTCCAATATTAATTCACAATAATGTATTACTTTCTCTATATCACTAGCACCCTCGCCTTTTCTTCTGTGTCTTGTAATATATTTAACTACGTTGCCTTCAAGAAAAGTTAGATTATTTTCTACAATATAATCAACAGGTTGTATCTTACATGATTTGTAATGACTACCACCCACTTGTCTTGCTGTAGCTAATCTTGCTTCTTTTTCTATATTTGTTTTCTTAAAATCTTTTGTATCTTTAACTGTATCTGCAATAGCTTTATCCATCAATCCCATATTCTCTCCTATAATCTAGTTAAAAAGTATGCTACTAAAATAATAAACATACCTAATATTATTCCTGTAATAAAACATGTTAATAAATCAAATTCCATATTATAACATCTTTTTTATTCTTTGTCTAACATATTTTAAATCTGGTGAATGAATAACTTTGTATGCAAAACTTCTTGTATATGAAGGACTTAATCCTGCATGGTTACATATCTGCTCAAAGTTATCACACGTAACACCAACACTACAAAAAAACCAGGCTATTGCTTTATCTCTATGTACTTTACTTTTTTTATTTGTAGCATCTAGTAAAGCTTGTAATATAACAGATAGAAACAAACCTCTTTCTGGTAATTCTTTTTTAGTATACTCTACATCTAAAAAAATGTCAATGGTCTTTTTCATTATTTACTATACTCGTCAACATATCCATTGCATCTTTTGCTTCAGATGCTTTATGTACTAACTCAATAACATCTTCTACAATCTTAGGGTGCTCGCCTACACCTACAGGATTGTTAAGATGTATTTTAATATTTGCTAATGCTTTATCTCTCTCTGCTGTATAGTGAGACATAACTGCTTCTAATATATGTGTTTTTATTGCCATGTTTTTTCCTTTAATGTTTGACTAATTTTTCTTTTTGTTTCTTCAGAACGAGCTTTACCATACATAGGATTTTTTTCTCCTAAATTTGCTTCTCGTAATTTTTGTTTAAATGTATCATCATAACTTTCAATAGGTCTATAAAATTTACCACCTACATATGAATTATAATATGCAGGCTCATCACTACCTTCTATAGTAGAAGTAAGAACATTCCATTTTACTTGATAATGCATTTCATAGTAACGTAAACTTCTTTTATTTTTATACTCTGCTATTACTTCAAAAATAAAATGTTTCTTACCTATCTTTTTAATATCCTCTTTTAAATATTTAGAAGAACCTACATATGTTTGCCATTTAGATTTTTTTTTAGACTTACCTATATAATATTGTTTACAACCTACATAAGCTTTTGTTGTTTTAGTATTAGTTATTATGTATACAAAACCAAACTTCTCTTCATCAGGTACAAAAGGTTTACCACTCTTATACCACACCCAATGATTGTTTACCATTCTAATATTTCTTCTACTCTTGGTTCTTTTGAAACGTGTGTAAGATACGTTGGACCTTTCTCATACTTGAAAGCACGAAGTCCTTGACCATTGTTAGCATCAGACCAACACTCTCTTTTATGAGGACAAAAAACACAACCAATAGCAAGCTTCCTATTCCCAGAAACACCTTCAGGAATATCACTATAACATCTATCAGGAATTGTTTTAGATTCCAAAGCACCTTTGAGATACTGTACTCTTTCTTTTGCATTTATCATCTCCATATCATGCACTCTAGTTAGTGCAATGTTACCATGTTGTTTATCTATTGCTAAGAAGTATGCTTCATTCACACCATTACCCTCAGAGTATGCAGATATTTGTGCTATATATCCAAAAGGGTCATCATCAGCTAATCTATTGTTAGCAAACTTTTTAAATGCAAAACCACTAGCACTCTTACAATCTACTAACACACCATCTATCTTACAATCTTGATGTCCTTTAATACCTTCTACTTCTACTTCCTTTTGTTCTTCTGTAACTGTATGTCCTGCTACTCTAGATAAAAGTATAAGTAAATCTTCTAAGATATGTCCATATAAAAATTTAATTCTTGTTGATGGAGCTAAAGGTCTAGCTTCTGAATTAGAATGTTTATCATACCATAGTTGTCTTGTTGGTTTACCTATTGAAGACAAAGATAATTTTCTCTTCTTTATAGGTTGTTCATTTAAAACAGTTTTAATATTGTTCGTTACATTTTTTGTAAACTCTTTTAAATGTTTCTCTAAATCTTTTTCACTTATTTGATTAATAATACTTGGCTCAAATAAATTATATATATCTTCTACTAATGTATCTATTGTCTTCATGTAATTAAAATGGGGAGACCAAGCTGATTACTGTACGTTGGTTTTTGCCAGAACTCCCCATGTCCTTTCTTAGTTAAGAAGCAAACCTTGCATCTGTATCTTCATTAGAAACAAAACCATCAGGCACAACATCAAATGCATTGTCTGCATCTGCATCTGCATTATAAGGAATTAAATTAGTAACCTGGACTGCTCTTAAATCAGCAGACACTCCAGACTTACCACCAAATTCCCAGTCATATGTAGAATACAACACATTGACTTCTGAGCCATTACCAATTAACGTATTAATCATGGCTCTCTTTTGTGCATCTACAACCTCTGGTGCTTTATTTAAATCACCACGTTTGTTTTTAACTTTTCTTTTAATGGTAACAAAGTCTCCTCTGTCATCACCTTTATTCTTAACATTAAGACCATCTTCTTGAGCCATCTTTTTATTCTTTGCATCAAGATTACCCACATCAATAGTCCACACACCATCAGAATCAAATGTTGTGTTAGGGCTTGTTATGCTTGCCCAATAAGCATTTCCTTTTAATACACTCATATTATTTTCCTTTCAAAATTAAAATTATAGCAGAGTTATACATTTTTGTCAAGATTTTTTAACCAAATAAATGTTTTATCTAACTCAATAATTTTACACATTTCTATTCTTGATATTAAATCTTTTTTACCTTGATAACTTCTACCCCAAACTTTATAATTTGCATTTCTAAATGATGCTACTCTCTTTGTTACATCTACAATATCTTCACACATATTTCGAAGCTGTGTTGTATCTGCAAATACAAAGTCTTCTTTACGTTCAAAAACAATATAATCAGATTTGCTATATAACCAACCTGAATCACCCATAGTATTTTTAAACTCCACTACAGTCCATAAGTCATCAAATCCCTTTGACTTATCTGTTCCTGTTCTTCTAGCTTTTACATCTACTGTAAATTTTTTATCTCCTTTCGTTAAAATTAAATCAATGTGGTCATACATATTTTGTTTTTCTGAAGAAGGTATTACAGTATATCCTCTTTGTAAACCCTCTTCTGCAAGTAAATTTTCTACTGCAGTACCACGTTTAATATAGTCTTTGTGGTCTTTTCTACCCACAAATTCTTTGACTAATGTGTTTGTGCCCATGTTGTACCTTCCTTCCATTCATTGTCTAATGGACATTTCATTTGCAACTGTTGTTCTGTATCCTTCATTGCATCTTTGGTAATACTACCAAATTTCTGTACATCTTTTTTAGCAACCTCATATTGATATTCATCATGTATTGAAGCAACTAATTTAGCATCTACTCCAGATGCTTGTATTCTTTTATTCATATTAATTAACCATAGCTTACACACAACTGCACCTGCTCCTTGTAGTAAAGTATTTAATGCACTATGTGGAGAACGTACATGTAGTAATCTACCATCAATACCTTTTATCTTACCTTTTGTTGCTGAGTTTGTTACACTATCTCTAACTCTTTTTAAAGATGGCATATTAGATAAAAATCTATTCATAAGTTCTTGCCCTTCTTTAGCACCTTTACCTACTATCTTACCTATCTTACTAGCACCTGCACCATACATAAAAGCATAGATAAATGTTTTAGCTTGGTCTCTATCTGATATACCTGCCATCTTCATATTAGCAGTATGTATATCTCCATTTAAAACTTCTTCAGTAAAATTAGTATCATTCATTAGATGTGCTAAACACCTTAATTCTAATCCACTAGCATCTGTACCTACAATGGAATGAGTGTAGGGATTCTCGACTGTCCAACAATCTCTACACTCTTTTCCATAGGGAGAACGAACAGCAGGTATCTGTGCCATATTAGGACTGTGATGTGCCATACGACCAGTTATAGTTTTTAAAGTATGTACTCGACCATGCACTCTACCATCTGTATCATCACAAGCATCTATCCAGGACTTGATTTGTGCTATTCGTTTTTGAAGCAACAAATATCTAGAAATCTTTTTAGCTTCTGGTAAGTTAATACCATCTAAAACTTCTTCATTAACAATTACATTACCTTTCTCTGTATGTTTCTTTGGTTTCCAACCTATGTCCATAAGTCTATCAGCTATCTGTTGTCGTGAACCTATATTGAAAGGTATATATTTTGTTTTTGTTTTTAAATCTTTTCTTGTTGGGTCAAAATATATACGACCCCACTTCTCTAAATCATTAGCTTCATCTAATAAAGTATTGTGTAAACACATAGCTTTCTTTACATCAAGATAAAAACCATTCTTTTCTTGTTGGTCTATAATAACTCTTACTTGATGTTCCATGTGAATAGAAGACTTAGAAAAACCTTTGCCCTCTTTTTTTAAATGATTGTATAACTTATGTGTTATCTCTACATCTTGCATACAATATTTTCTTAACTCATCTGTATACTTTGCAAAGTTATTTATCTCTCCTTTAGGAAAATTAAATCTATCTCCCCATGCTTTTAATCCATTACCACCTTCTCTTAGTGGATTAAATAACTGTGATAATATTAATGTATCTAATACTTGTGATGGTTTAATATTTGTACCTAATAGTCTATTTAATACAGGAGCATCAAAAGATAAACCATTGTGCATAATATATTGTTCAATATCTTTAGACCAATTTTTAAATACGTGCATATTACTTGGGTCAAATACTGTTGATACATTTGTATCTATATTCTTAGCTACTATACAATTAACTACACTAGCATCTAATTGGTCTGTCTCTATATCAAGAACAACTTTCACAATCTTCCTCCTTTTTTCCACACCAATTACAAGGTTCACCTTTGCCTACTGCCATTTCAGTTTTCTCTTCTTCACAATAATGTTCCCACATCTCTGGTTCTTTATCGCTAAATAAATTTTTTTGTGCTTTAACTATCATTCTTTTTTCCTTAAATGTTAATTTTTTTGGTTCATAAACTATCTTGTTTTTAGCCATTCTTTATATCCTTCTTCCCAACTTGGTTTATCTTCTTTATCTTTGTGACCCCAATACACTAAATGAAAAGCGTCACAATTAGGACAAGATAAATTGGTAACAATAGCATGGTCTTCATCATCTTCACAATCATGGTCTCCACCCCATATTAGTTCTGTTCCACAATTATAACATTTCATTAGAAAGGCACCTCTTCTGTATTATCTTCTGCATTATAGTCTACTTCATAAGGATTGTCAATCTCTTTCATACGACCTGTCTCTTTATTATAATGTAAATGTGTAGCTATACCTGTATCTCCTGTATATCTATTCTTTAATATTCTTAATGTTGTTGTATTAGCTTTTACATCATCAGTATCTTGTTGATTTCTTTCTAATCCAATAACACCATCAGATAAGTGAGCAATACTTGCACTACCACGTAAGTGTGAAAGTGTAATCTCTTTACCATCTTCATGTCCTCTATCTCCTGCAGGTCTACGCAAGTGTGATACTAATAGCATGCCAATACCTGTTTGTTCTACAAGACTTCTAAGTTTAGTCATAAGAATATCAATAGACTTTCTTTCGTCTCCTTCTTCCTGACCTGATACAAGGATAGATAAATGGTCTACAAATATCCACTTACACTCCAATGCTTGTGCCATAAATCTAACTCTGGATAATATTTCATCATTGTCTATTGAACCAAAGTGGTCAAAAGCAAAGAACCTTCCAGAACCTATAGTGTTCTTCTCATATTCTTTTAACTGTTCTAAACTAAACTTTTCTCTAATCTCTTTGATATACAATCTAGCATCTGCTTCTACTGACATAATATTAAATGCAGTATTCTTTATACCTTCTTCTAATGCAAGTATACCTATGTTATGATTTGTATTCTTGAGTAAATGGTGCATCATCTCTCGCATAATAGAAGACTTACCCATACCTGCACCAGAAGTAAATGTAATTAACTCACCTGTTCTTAATCCATAAGTCTTATCATTTAACTTAGCCCAGGGATAGGGTACAGTTTCACAAAAATCTTCTGTGTATAACTTGTCACCTAAATCTCTAAGATTAATAATACCTGCAGGTGTATATGATTGTGCGTTCCACCATGCTTGGGAGAACTTTTCTCTTTTACCCATCTTTAGATATTCATTAGCATCTTTAAATTCCATATTCATAATCTTACATTTGTTAGGACTAAACAACTGTGCTACTTTCTCACTAGCTTCTCTACCTTGTTTATCCATATCAAAAGATATGACTATGTTCTGAAAACTATCTAAATATTCAAATGCTTTTTTACAATCTCTTAGTGCTGAACCTGCTCCTGTCTTAACAGAAACACATGCCCACTTACTGCCTAATAATTCATAGGCAGACATAGCATCTACTTCACCCTCAGTTATGGTGACATACTTACCACCACCTGTAAATAGATTTTGTCCAAACAATGTAGCTTCAGTTATATTTCCTTCTACCCACATATTTTTAGTGGCAACATCTCTTACTTTGTTTCCTATATTAGCACCACTCTCATTGTAGTATTTATAAATGTGGTGTGTATTCATATTACCATTTACTTTTACACTTGTATTATATTTCTGTGCAGTTTCTTTGCTAATATTTCTTTCTGTCAATGCACCTGTTGTACCTACAGTTTTGATAGCACTTTCTGTAGGCATAGGCACTACTTTTTCTTGTTGCATACTCTCTCCAAATCTAGTGTTACAAGAAAAGCAATAGCTATATCCTTCAGAATGTTTAACATTCCCATCACTTGACCCACACTTAGGACAAGCACCCCTGTCTAGCCATCTTTTCTCCATAAAATCCCCTATTAAAAATTAATATTATATACTAAAACTTTAACTTAGTCAACCTCAAAAGAACTATTATATAATTTTCTATACGCACCTATATCAGAGTCTGCTCTTTCTTCTATATCTCTTTTAGCTAACTCCATAGCTTCAAAAGATTCATAACCCTCTTCTAAGTACTCATAGTATCTTTCTTTTATAAGTTCTTTGAGTTCTGCTTGTAATAAATTCATCTTCTTATCTCTTGTTATAATGTTATCAAGTAAAAAATAAAACTAATAATTAATATCGCAGGAAAAATATTATTTATCCAGAGACTTTTCTTCTTAGTTTTTTGAAACCATTTACCTGTAGCTTTTAGTCTTCTTTCTCTTGCTTTATTCATCTTCAATATGCCCTGCATCAGGATTGTATAATCCCTTATCAGGTTTCTTTTCGTTCTTTTCTATTTCTTCCTTTAATCTTGTGTAAGCATAACCTAATTGTTCTTGTAAATCTCTGACATTTTTTTTTAGCATTACTACTTCTTGTTTTAATCTATCTACTTCATTCATTGAACTCTCATAATTTCTATGTTATCATCTATCAATGCTTGTATGTGTATATTTCTTTCATCATATAAGTTCTGTAAAAAATTTACAGCATCTTTCTCTCTTTTGAAATACATCACCTGACCATCATCTTCTTCTAAAATATCTGGTAATTTTTTATTCTTAGGATATGGCATAGCGATAACGAACATTTGTTTTTTCACATTAGTTTTATTATACATTACATTTTCCATATAGTCAATACCCTACATAAGGTACAATGAAACATAGAAAATACCACACTAAAATACCTGCAAATATCTGTATCATTTCTTTATTTATATTTATCATTCTTAATACTCCTCTCAACTTTTTCGTATAAACTATTGTTATATTTATGTAATTTATAATTAACTTTATTATCTCTTAACATATCAAACAACCTATCTAGCACATTTTTTTTGTTAGGTCGTCTGTTAAAGTCTAATTCTATTTCTACTTTGTATTTCATCTTTTAATTCCTTTACTTTCATCTCCCAAACAAACTCTCCATCATCATCATTAGAATCTTCAAATGATATAACATCATTACCATCATAATGTTCAAGAAAGGTTATATCTATTTTAATACCACGAGATTTTAATAAATCATTAATTACATCAACACTATATTCTAAAGCATTAGACTTATAACTGTCATTAAATTTTATTTTTTTACTCATCTTTCTCTCCTGATATAGCACCTATCTTTCCTTTGAAAGGTATTACTTTTGCAGTAGGTTTTAAATCCTCTACCAGGTGTATGTCTGGCTCAAAATCTACATCTGGAAACATAAACTCTTCTAGTTCTGCATACCCTCCAATGTGTAGAAATATTTGTGGTACAGTCTTATGTCCTGCATCTTTAAATCTTTTTATCTTTTCAAGTGTGTCTAACTTTCTTTCTTCAAATGTTTCTCCTGCATCTGTTAATAACTTCTTAGCACTCTCGCAGTATCCACATCTGTTCTGTGTGTAGATAATATATTTAATCATCTGCTAAGTCCTCCTCTCCTTCTGTAATTTCAGAATCTGAATTACCATACTCATTACCATGATAAGTAAGTATTGCAATAGAACCATCATCTAATGGAATTTTGTGTGTTGTTTCTTCTTCATTTAAATCTATACTTGTTTGAACTTCATAGATAGCATCATTGACTTCATCTCGTGTTAGTTTTCTATCACATTCTATAGTATATCTTCGTGTATCTCTTGACCACTCTTCAAATCCATATGTATATTTACTCATCTTTGACCTCCATATCTGGATTATTTATCATATATAAAACATCATCTGTAAATGAATCTAAACTATATCTTTTATTAGCAATGTCACATAATAGTTTAACTGCTAAATTATAAGAAAAGTTTTTATCATCATCTACAAACAAAGATGTAAGTGTTGTTCCTTTACTTCTTTTTAAAAACTCTTCCATATCCTTTTTTGTTATGTTACTCATCTGCAAACTCCTTTTCTGTTTCCATTCTAAGTTTCATATTAATAACTTCTAACAACATACTTGTAGCTACATTATGACTAGGTGCAGTACCATATGCAAGGTCTGTTGTTTCCATTTGCATAGCAAGTATCATATTAGGTACAGATACTCTGTCTCGTAACTCTTCAAACATATCCATTATATATTCTTTTGCTAAATCTATCTGCCCTTCGTCATTAAGTTTTCTTACTGTCATAAAATCTCTCCTCTATGCTTTTTAAATTGTGAATATATGAAAGCATATCTTGATGACTGTATCTTGATGTAGCATCTACACCTGCTAATGCTTCACATAGTTCCTCGTACTTTTCTAGCTTATCAGTTATATCTGAATTTATTGCACCTTCAAAAAAATTATCACTCATCTTCACTCTCCTCTATACTTGTTATATAAAACTCCTCGCCATTATGTGTAAACAATCTTTCTGGATTGTCGTCTGCTTCATAAGTGCGACCCCTGTCTTCTGCACTATCCCTATCTTTAGAATTTATTTCTTTCTTATAGTGCAAAACTTTCTGTGCATAGATAATAAATTTAGCCATCTAATCTTTTCTCCTGCAAAATTCCTAATGCTGAATAAGTATACTGTATATTTTTTTTCTTGTCAACATATACAATATTATTTCTATCTTTATAGATTAATTTCATATCACAACCTAGCATATGCCATAGTCCTTGATGCATTTCCCAATGTTGTGTTGGTGTTAGATTACGTTCTTGTCCCATACAACCTTACCTTGTTTTATTAACTCCATAACTTCTTCTTTAGTAGCAGAAGGTTTATGCACCTTCCAATTACCCTCCTCATTAGGCAATGTTTCTACAACAAAGTCACCATTTGTATTGTGTCTGAAGATACCCATATATAATTCCTCTACAATTTCTACATATTCTTTTTGGGTATACTTGGATACATCTATCTCTTGCACAAGTGTAGCAAAGTGTTGTACATTTACTTGTTTAAATCTTTTGCTCATAATATTCTCCTTGTTATGTGGTAGTTTTTTCTTTTAGAGTTTAAAAACTACCAAAAACATTACTCGCAATTTAGTTCATTTTTTTAGTGGAAGAACTAGGAGCAACTCCTCAACAAACCACATCTCTTTATGGTTAATTAATCCACACTTCTTCAGGTCTACCTAACCATTTTGTATTTAACCAAAATCTTTTATCATCTTTAGTAACAAAACAAAACTTGTCTGTATCTATCTCTCTTACTACTGCACCTTCACCATAGTCTTCTATGTTATGCTTGTTTTGAATGTGAATGTTGTCTAGTCTATCTATTAAATCTTTCTTAGATAGTTTAACATACTCACCTTCTTGACCTTCTTGATGCATATTTACATAGGTATAAACTCTCTTTGCCATTACTATGTATGTTCTTAATTTTATATAATCTTTTCTATTCATATTTTATATCTCCCTTCCTTTATATCATACCATTCATAACCTTCTTCTGGTGTTATTCCTAATCTTTTGCACTCTTGTTCTATATCAGTAGTGATAGCTGATTCACTTCTTAATGTTTCTCTACTGATACTCATAGTGTATTCATATTCCTCTATTAATCTTTTTAATTTATTTCTATCTGTCATTTAATCTGCTCCCTCTAACCAAAAGTCTTTGTTCTTTTCTACAAAATGTTCTGCTTTCATTCTTGCATTATCATCTATTTGTTTTACTTTGTCAAGTATTAATTTTAATAATGCCATATTATCTACCTTTACAAATTCTTCAGTCCATTTAGAAGTTATATTTTTTACAAGATATTTTTTTATAAAATCTATAACTTCTACTAATGATTCTTTTGAGATGTTATCTTCTTTCATTTCTTCAAACATCTGTTCTGCTCTTTGTTCATTATATATATTACTCATTCACTTCTCCTTTGTTATCCTGGTTTTAGCACTTACATGGAGAGTAAAGGCTCTGCCCCTTTCTTCAGGTAGTTATAGTACCTGCCTAGACACCTTAGCTATAACTCTAAGGGCTTATCTTTTATTACTCTAGGAACGTGCCATGCAATTTTACCTAATAAATTATCACATCTAATAGTCACATCACCTCGCTGACAACTCTCCATGTAAATGCTATTCTCTAGCATCTTTCTGCATCTTGTTAAATGCTCTTATTAAGTGTATAAAATCCATATCTCCAAACTTTATACCTTTTCTTTCTTGGTTCATAAAATCTACCACATCTTTTGGTATTGGTTTTTTATGCGACCTAGCAATTATTTTTATTAATTTAAAATTTATCATTTTATTTTTTCCTTTCATTTATATTTAATTTAAATTTATTATACACATCTTAATTATAATTACAATCTATATCTATTATTAGTTTTTCCTATTACCTCCAAGGAATTAACTTCATCATTGTTAGACCTGCTAAACATATTACACCACCTAACCACATCATAAAGAACCATAGCATAACTCTAAATGTTCCTTCAATATTACTTAAAAAATATTCTTTATCTGTTAATGCTTTTATTAAATGGTCAAAGTATAGCAGTAAGTTATCAAAAGTATCTATCATCATAGCTGATAAAAAAAACATTACTCCCATAGTAAAAACAATTAATCCTAATTTAGTCATTTAATATCTCCTCACTTATATTTATTATTTGTTTAACTTTATCTATATTTTCCCATCTCTTTACATAAGAATTATGTTCTTTTTCTTTTTTTATGTAGTCATCAATATAAATTCTTATACACTTACTTTTATTTAAAGGTTGCCCATAAGAATAGTATCTCCAATTTGACCTCTCACTATCAATAAGATATTGTCCTCTAGCTTTTATGGTATATCTTTCTTTGTTTAGATATTTTTTCATTAGCCTAACAAGTTCTTTGCCTTCTTTGTTGTTAGGTATATCACTAAATACATAATTGTGTGGTTCTTTATTCATATTTTTTTCCTTTCCTTATATTTTACTCCATTGATTTGCCATAGCATCTGCTATTCCTTTGAATGTTTTACTAGCTAACTTTTGTCTAAGACCATTTTTAGTAGTCTTACATCTAATATCATACATCCACTTCTGCATCCTACGACCTGACTTAGTGTAGTGATATTCTAACTCAGGTTTTTTAGTAACACTAGGAATTAAGTTAGGTAATCCCTTAGTCCATAAACAAGTAGTTTTTGTTGCTAAATCTCCAAACATCCAAGGTTGTATAATCTGGTTGGGTTTTCTAATTTTTGTTGATATAACACTTATTGGATTTTCTATAGCTATTCTTTTTATTGGTGCATTTAATAATTTTCTTACAAAATCTAATGCATCTTCCTGCAATGACCAAGGCTTTACTCCTTCTGTAAACCATCTAGCACCACTTACTGCTAAATGAGTACAAGGAGGATGTGCCACCATTAAATCCCAACCCTTATCTAACTGTTCTATAACATCTCCTTGTATATGATTGCCTTCTGATTCAGATGGTAAAATGTCACAACTCCATGCATCATGCCCTAGTTTTGCAAAGGCATCCCTTACTGTTCCAGAATATTCACAAGCTACTAAAACTTTTAATTTTTTATTCATACTTATATTCTCCTATGGTTGAATGGTGCTATTAAAAATTAATTCAATAGCACCAATTATTTTTAATCTCTATTTAATAAACTTATAGTGTGTTCAATAGTCTTTTTAGTTTTACTTTTTCTATTTTGAAATACTTGTAATTGCGTATGGTTAGCTAGTATCTCAACACCTTGTAAGTCTATTGTTGCATTGTCTACTATTGGTAATGCATTAACATATATAACTAAATTATTTATTTCTATTTTTAATTTACCCTTATCTGTTCTATCTACTTCTATATATTCTTTATCTTCTCTAGCAGTAAATTTATTGTATGTTAATGTAGGTTTAAATTTATTTTTTCTTATTCTAATTACATAAGACATATATATATTCTCCCTTGTTTATTATATTTTATATGTTGTTAATAATAATGCACTATCCCAAAACAGTTTAGTATCCATCTTTAATTCATTATGTCTTATAACTAAACTTTTGTAGTTATTAATTAACTTTCTTAATTCTTTATTTTCTTTTTCTAACTTTTCTATATAATCTTCCTTATTCATATTTACAAACTCCATTTAATAATTAATAAAAACTATACAATATATATCAAAAATTTTTTATGTTGTCAATAGTATATTAAAAATAATTTTTCTGTGTGGTATTTATGTCACACCCTGGTATAGGTTTTTTCTATAGTTATTATAGGATTTTCCTATAGTGATAAATATGTCACACCTGTTGCATAAATGTCACACTGGTTAAGGCTTACCATAAAAAAAGAGAGTGCCAACTATTTTGACACCCTCAATTTAGGAGTTATTATAAAATGAAAAAATAATAATATAAAATATAAATATCTTTATAAGTGTTTTATATTATATAAATATCTTTATAAGTGTTTTATATTTATATATTATTATTATTAAGTATATAGTATATTATTATTATGTAAACCTATATCTATTATAGGATTTTCCTATACCAGGTTTTAAGGCTTACTGATTAACTTAATTTTATTTTATGCTAGATAGTACCATAATTTTATTTAATGGTACTCTATGAGCTTTAAAAAGCTTTTTAATTGTATAGTAGATATAAAAAAAGCTAGTAATAAATTAATACTACTAGCTTTTATTGGGAGTTTATGAAATTATAAAGCTTTTCTAATAACTGTTATTTTTGGCAAGTCTTTTTTTACTCTACCATTTAACTTGACAGCTTCTACTATTGTTTTTGTTGTATCGTGTTTATAACATTTTAAACAATCTATACATTTCTGATTCGTACAATTTTGTTTTTCAATATTAACATCATGATGTACATTATTAAAAGTTTTATCAAAAAATTCTGGTATCTTATTTTCTGGTAAAATATTATTAACAATAGGGTTGCTATAAATTAATATTAAGTTTTTAGGTTTTTCATTTAATTTAAAATATTTTTTAATTAAATCTTTTCTTTTACTCCACAATCCAAAATTAGTGTTTGGATTATGTAAACAAATATTAATTAAGTTTTTTAAATGTAATTCGTTTATCAACTCGCCATGTGCATTAAATCTGAAACTATGACTATTAAAAATATAATTTTCTTTTATTTCTTTACTTGTTAACAATCTATTACTTAAGATATTGCTATTTCTTTTTAATGCATTGTTTAAACTAGGGAATCGAAACTTGTTTAAACTATCATGACTATAGCAATACGTACAAATTACATTTTCTTTTTTTGCTTTATGCATTTTAATACAAAAATTATTTTCAAGTGTATATGTAGAAATAGCATTAAATTGAGATAGTTTCCCATTTAATTTTGATATACATAATAAATTTTCTTTTTTCATTTTATTTTTCCTTTTGTTAAATTAAAATTATATAGTATCAATTATAAATATATTATCAATACTTTTATTATTATTTATATTGTCTTTTATATCATTAATAAAAATATTATTATCTACTATGTTATTTTCATTAACCTCTTTATCAATAATATTATTATCAATATTTTTATTTTTGTTTTTTTCTTTTGTATTCATTTTATTTTTCCTTTGTTAAATTAATAATAATTAACTAATAGCAAATATATATTATAGTGTAAACCTATATCTATTATAGGATTTTCCTATAGACCAGTATAACTATATATATATAAAATATAATTAATTATCATAACTATTATATTAATTGTAATAACTGTAATTATTATTTATTAAATAATTTATATAATGAAAAGTATATAAAATATAATTAAATAGAATATTTTTTTAAATTTATGCAATTATAATAACTGTTGCCATAATGTCACAATGTCAAATTATTTACTTGACAAGTCCAGGTTCTCGTTTTGTTCTCATAAGATATCATTTATTGTTGGAATTTTGACAGTGTTGTAAAAATGTCACAGCCTAGCAAAAAAAATTGTGCTGTGCTGTATATATATATACCCCACCCCCATATATGCATCAAAATACTAGGGTAAATAATAAAAATATAAAAAAATACTTGACAAACGTGGGGGAGTTATGTATAATTATATATAGTTAATAAAAATAAATGTACTTTGTTTATCTTTTATTTGTTTTTATTATTATTTTCATATCATAACATACAATAGGTTTACATATATTGGAAACTATACAGACTATAGATACTATAAGTCCCTATATTCACTTAGATACTTTGTTACAAACAAAAATAAAACAAGAATCTAAAGAAAACTTTGTCACTTTTGTTAGAACATTAGCTCCAACCCTTGTTTCTGATTGGAAAATGGGTCGCCACATAGAGTTAATTAGCCATAAACTACAACAATTAGAATCTGGAGAGATAAAAAGACTTATGGTCTTTCTACCTCCACGTAGTTCCAAGTCTGTAATCTGTTCTAAACTGTTTCCTGCATGGTATATTGGTAGAAATCCAGAGCATGAAATACTAACTGTTTCCCATAGTGACCAATTATCTAGTGATTTTGGTAGAAGTGTAAGAGATATTGTAAATGATGAACGATTTCAAAACATATTCAAAGGTGTTTCTCTAAGAAGTGACGTAAGAGCTGCAGGAAAATGGAAGACAAACCAAAATGGCACGTACTATGCAGCAGGTGTTAGGTCACAGATAGCAGGTCGAGGAGCTCACATAGCTATATTAGATGATGTGATGTCTGAAGAGGACTCATTCTCTGCAGCAGGAAGAAGATATGTAAAAGAATGGTATCCATCAGGACTACGAACACGTATTATGCCCAATGGTTCTATTCTTATTATTAATACACGATATCATTATGACGATTTATGTGGATGGTTACTAAAACAAGAAGAGAATGTAGGTGATTATGCTGTGACTCCCTGGCATGTGGTACGAATACCTGCCTGGTTAGACGAGGAGTCAGCTTCGTTACTGCAGTTGCCTGTGGGTTCAAGCTATTTTCCAGAGTGGAAACCTGATGATGTTCTCAAGGTAGACGAAGCAGAGATAAAAGCATCTAATGGTTCTCGATATTGGAACGCACTTTACATGCAAGACCCAACTCCTGATGAGGGAGGTATCATAAAAAAGAAATGGATACAGTATTGGGAAGATGAAGAGCCACCACCTTGTGAATTTATAATACAGACTTATGATACTGCGTTCTCTACATCAAGAACTGCAGACTATAGTGTAATACAAACATGGGGAATCTTTCATACCTATGAAGAAACAGAGGATGGCTATGAACAATATGTAGCTCAACTAATATTGTTAGGAAACATAAAAGGTAGATTTGAATATCCAGAGTTAAGACGTATAGCACAACAATTATATGATGAACACAGACCTGATGTTTGTATGATAGAAAAGAAAGCATCTGGTCAATCACTAATACAAGATATGCGAAGAGCAGGGTTACCTGTTTTAGAATATTTACCAGATAAAGATAAAGTAGCTAGAGTATATTCTGCAACTCCCATGATGGAAGCAGGTAGAGTATGGATACCTAGTAATAGAAAATGGTCAGAAGATTTATTAGAAGAACTATTACGTTTTCCAAATGCAGCACATGATGACCAGGTTGATGCTATGACTATGGCAATACACTATATGAAAGAGTCCTGGCACCTAGAACATCCTGAAGACCCAGAGTGGGATGACCCACCTATGAAAAAAAAGGTTGCATATTGGAGAACTTAGTGATATAATAACAATTAATAGGGGAAATTATGACAAAAGCATTATCAAATTTTGCAGAACTTTTAGTTAAAGGAGGAAGTCCTAAAACTAGAGCACAAGAAATTCTTGAAACTTATATTGACAAGTCACCTACTAAAGTAGAAAAAGGATTACAAAGTTTACCTGAAGCAGATGAAAGTAAAAATATTTTTGAAGCTTTAAGTAATTTTTTTGGAAGAAAAATAACAAAAAAAGATTTTGATATTAGAAAAGAAGAATTATCAAAAACTAGTTCAGGTTATAAAGATGATATTATAGAAGATTTAGAAGAATCTGTTAGAGATGTTACAGAGGGTAGAAAAACTATAGAAGCTCATAAAAATACAGTTGAAAAATTAAAACCAATAGGAACTTTTGAATCTTCTCCCTCTATAACACCATCTGAAGAAATACCTTTTGTTTTACGAGCAAATAAACTTTATAATAAAGATGGTATTGTAAAAGAAAATGCAGGAGTATATCAATTAAATAAAAATATTCAAGATGGGGAAATTATTGATACAAGATTAGATATACATGCATATTTAGATTTTGATAAATGGGTTGCTACATTAACAAGAACATCTAAAGGTAAAAAAGAAACTATTTATTCACCAACTGCATTATTACAAAATGTAGAATTTAAACATGGTTCTAATTTAGCAGCTAGAGTTGGTAGAGGAGATAGATATACAAGTGGAAAAAATAAAGGACAAAAATATGGAAAAAATGTTTTTGGAACTATTAGAGGGCAATGGGTAAATCATAATCCAAAAGAATTAGAAAAAATAGCTAATGAACTTATTAATAATTCAGAGTATGTTCAAATAGGTTATGACCCAAGAAGACATGGTGTATTTTATACAAGAGAAAATTTTAAACAAGGTGATAACATAATTCCTAAACAAACAGCGATTGAATCTGCAGATGAAGTAATTCAAGTTGGTCCTTTAGTATTAGCAAAAAATCCTAGATTTACAAATATACAAAATTATGAAAAAGGTGGAATGATAGCAAAAGATTATTACAAAAATTATAATACACAGAGACTAATATGACAAAAGCACTATCAGGTTTAAGTAAACTATTAACAGGAGCTACAACAAAAACTAAAGCTCAAAAAATACTTGAAACATATGCAAATAAAAATTTAACAAAGTCTGATGAAAAAACTTTAGATAATTTTTATAAACAAAAAGATGAAGACTTAATAACAGATTCTGAATTAAAGTCAAAGTTAATTAATAAGTTTGGTAAATCAGCTTCACCTTTAAATGAATACAAAATTAACTTTAAAGTAATAAGTCCTAAAATGTTTTATCGTGGTGAAAAAGGTAGTTTTAGAATTGGAGATAATATTAATAATGTTACTATTAAAGCATCTTCAGAAGAAGAAGCAAAAAAATTATTAAAAGAAACACCTCAATTTAAAAATGCATATAAATATGTATTAGACAATATGCCTAGTGGTGCACCTGCTAATCCAAAATTAGTTATAAAAGGAATTACAGAAAAGAAAAAAGGGGGAACAGTAATGAAAGATTACTACAAAAATTATAATACACAGAGAGCAATATAATGGCAATAGAAAAAAATCCATTTGATAAAATA